GGATGATGACAACGCCACTGATGCCGGTTTGCCCAGCACCAATGGTTACGGCACCGGACGAGTTGATGCCCACGGCCAGAACACGGTTAGCCTGGGTGGCGAGAGTCACGTCAGCCGCAAGCGACCCGCGAAAGTTGCCAACGTAGCCATCGTATTTGTCCCAACGAGGCTTGGTAGCAAGAGCCATTTTTGTCCTCCACTAAAGGGTTGTTCGGAAGTAATCGTATCAGTTTGAACAGTATTTTCTTGTAAGAAACACGCTCTATCGTGCGGCGCGTCCGTGTGAAATCACCGGGTATTTCTTCATAAGTTCGGCACGTCTTGCAACCTTAGCAGCATCGCCATTCGGATTGCCGGGAGGCGCACCGGAAGAACGCGGAACGGGATTCTTCCCCATCGTGGAAGTGTTCTTTTCCTGTGCGACCAGCCAGGGCATCTCTTTCGCTACCCGCTTAATTTCGGCCTCAATCCCGGTAACGGTTGCGGTGCCATTTTCCAGATCAACGTCGATATCAAATGCATTGGGGTCAAGCTCATTCAGCACGTGCCGTGCCGAATGGAATTGGTAATCCTTCATACCCTGAATGGCGTTGACGACAGCGGTATGTCGAATAACGGCATCCATCTTGGCGACCATTTGTTGCGCCTCTTGCAGATCGGACTCAAGCTGCTGCTCACGGGTCTGCTGAGCGCGAGTGGCGTTGGCCTTTTCTTTCTCGTAGCTTTCGGTCTTACCTTGAAGGTCTTTAATTGTTTTGGTTGCGTCATTCAGTTGCTTGAGAAGATCAGCGATTGCTTCAGGATTTTTTGTCAAATCCTCGCTGCTAGAAGAATCACCAGCGCCATCGACAGAACTATCAACGCTATTCGCGTCATCAGTGCTGGTAGATTCATCGCTTTCGACTTTCTCGGTAGTCTCCCCGCCAAAGAAGGGGAGAGAGGCTTTTGCGGCCTCTAGCGGGTTGATAAACACAAGTTTATCGGTGACCTTTTTCACGTTTTTTCTTTCTGTCCGGTTGGTTTGCTGCCTACGCTGCATTACTAATCCAATCTCTTAGGCTAGTGCTTTGGGTTCATAAAGCGCAAGTATATCTTTAGCCCATTTAACATGGTCTTCCACTCTTTGACCCGGCGGTTGTGACCCGGTCCAAAGCTCTAAATTTTCAATTCGATTATCTTGTTTATCACCGTAAATTGTAGGGGGTTGCCCGTTCTTCTCCACCGTTGATAATGGGTTTGACACCACCCTCTAGCTTGAGCTTTTGCATCACAAAGCTCGCATTTACGCTGCATTACCGATCCACGATCTATATTGACCTGCTGTCAAGTTACGGGCAAAAACGTCAACTGGCTCGACTACCGGCGCAACAAAGCACCGGCATTGAGGGTGCGGTTTTGACGGCACATTGTCTACGTCAAAAATTTGCGCGGAATACTTCTCGCAAATTTCAACATGTGCAGGGTCGATTTCATGCCTTTCCGAAAGATGCCAGGACATACCCGTAATCCACGGCCTATCTTGAGACAAACTAATAGCAGTTGCGTGAAAAGCGTTATTAAGCTCAGTTCTCCCGAGTCTGAGTGCGGCATACGATACCCCGCCGGGTGTGTTAGGACGTATGTGCTTTCTAACAACTTTCGCGATTTCTTTCGCACTTGATCCCTTTGCGATTTCGATTGTCACGTCGCGCTGCACCCACCTTTTAGCGAGTGCCTGGGTCCGGTAGACCCGCTTCGACAGTGGAATGTCCGATTTCGTTACGCGGTTGATGGCATTTGCTACTTGAATTTGCGCCTGGAGTTTCTGGGAATCAATAAAATCACGAACAGAACCAGTGTTTGCAAAAACCTTATCAAGGTAGTCCCTGTCTGTTTCGGTAAGACCATCCACTGCCGCCAGGGCTTCTGCCTTCTGGCCGTCACGTATAACCGGTGTAATTCCATCAAAAAGATCATTCAAAACTTCTTTTACTGTCTGCATAACAAGGCGCAGTTGAGCAGTACGTACACCCGCTGAAAATGTAGAGCTTTTCTCTAGCGCAATAACTTGTTCGTTCGCACCTTCTGCGATACCGACCAAAATCGTTCGGATGCGGGTATCGGTCTGAGTCTGAATTTTCATGTAACGACTCAGCCATCGTTTCCTCAAAACGTCAAAATTTTCCTGATTGTTAAAAGGTGTGGGGCTAGTCATCCACTAGCTCCCACTCCAAAACATCTTTACTGGTAACAATAAAATAGCGCCACTTGAGCTTGGGGTTGGGCCACCCGACAATATCGCGGGGAGAGGGCCACGGAACATTGTTTGGATGAGTATGAAAAATCCCTAAAACAGTTCGATTTAATTTATTAAAAATGTTGTCAAGCGTTTTTTGAGCCATACTGTTATCCATCAAAAAATTTGTTTTTGGGTATTGATGAATATTACTGACGTACCAAAATTCTTCTTCTGAATCAATAAAGCCGCATTGTTCGGTTAATTTTCGCTCCCAATCCATCAACAATCCTTTAACTGTTGACGCATTAAGCGGCTTTTCTGGATTCCACACACGTTGAGCTTTTATTCCGTTAGTAGAAATAACATGATTTGAATGGCCTGGATGTGCAGGATTATTAATATCCAAGATTGTCATGTTTTATTCCGGCACAACAGGTGTTTCCGGTGCGGGTACTTCAGCGAGGACCGCGCGGACGTCGGTGATGACGGTTGCCACCGCGTTGGCGCGTGCGGTGTTGGAGATAATCACAGTGTGACCCAGCTGCTTCCATCTGACACGAGTCTGGCGACGGCACCGCTCGCCAGCGCATACCCGCCGCTGGCTCCCGGCACACCCGACGCGCCCGTAGACCCGGTCGCACCCGACGCCCCGGTCGCTCCGGGGGTCAACTCAATAGTCGAGATCTCGGCGTCGACATAGCCTTTAGTGGCGGCATCCGTGGCACCTGACGGGGCGGCACCAAGCTGTTTGCGGGCCATCAGACCTCCGGTGCTTCCACGGCGGCGAGCATCTGCCCGGCCCCGGTGATGAGTGCGGCGAGCGCGTTCGCCCTGGCCTCGTCGGCCTGGAACTCGGCTTGCACGGCAGCGGTGTCCACGGCGGTGTCGATGATCTGTTTCGCCCGTACCGCCGCTTCGGGGTACTCGGCGATCAGCATGTCCAGCACCGCAACGATTTTCGCCTGCAACTCAGTGAACTTGATGTCGAATGTCGGTTCCATTCCAGCTCCTTAGAAGTAGGTTGTGACGACGCAAATTCCGGGTCCGCCGTTGCCGCCGGGACCGGACAGGTTGCCGTTCAGGGATGCCCCCCCGCCGCCGCCGCCTGCCCCGTAGTTGCCTGCGGTGCCGCCCGCGTAGCCGGGGCCGGTGACGGATGCACCGCCGCCGCCGCCGCCGGAGCCGGGGCCTTTGGTTGGCGAGGACTGTCCGCTTGCCCCGACCGCGCCATTGCCGCCGACAGCGGAGAAGAAGTTCCAGAGGTGGGACCATCCGCCGTTGCCGCCCGGGTTGGCTGCCCCGGCGGCGGTGATACCTCCGCCCGCGCCGCCGCCTGTCGTGGCGACGCTGTGCACGGCTGTGCCGCCGGTGCTGCCGGTCGCCGACCCGGCGGCACCCACCGCGCCGGGGAACAGCCCGACGGAGAACCCTGCTGGGGTGCCGGCGCTGGCCGCCCCGGCGACGCCGAGCCCGCCGCCGCCGCCCGCGTCCGCGCGGATGCCGTAGCAATACGATCCGAACGTGGTGTTGAGTGATCCGCGCCCGCCGCTGGCCCCGGCAGTCGCATCAGCGGTCTGCCCGGGAGCACCGGAACCTCCCGCCGCGACAGCGACCGACACGGTAGCGGGAAGATCGGCGGCGGGGAAGTCCAGCACCGACATCCCCCCGCCGCCGCCAGCCCCGCCGCCCGACAGCGCGGTACCGGACGGGCCGCGCGCCCCCGCCCCACCACCACCGCCCGGGCCGATGCACAACACCCGAACTGATACCGCCCCAGCCGGTTTCGTCCACGTCCCGCTAGCGGTGAACACATCAACCTGGCAGCGGGGGAAAGTGTTTGTATTGTCGAAGGTCTTGTTGCCGACGGTCGCCACGTTGGTCCCCGTCAGCACCCCGGTCACCGCCCCCGTCGCGCCGTTGACCGACGTGACACCACCCGGCACCCCCGACGCCCCCGTGGCGCCGACAGCACCCGACGCACCCGAAGCCCCTTGTGGCAGAACAAGATTCAATGTTTGCGCTGGTGCAGTGCCAGTAATTGAAGCACCGGCAGCCGTACCGCCGGAAACCGTTCCAATAGATAAACTATTCGCTGGCCCGGTTGCGCCGGTAGCACCGGTAGCACCGGTAGCACCCGAAGCGCCCGTGGCACCGGTCGCGCCAGAAGCGCCAGAAGCTCCCACAAAAATAGACAACGGAATCGGATCAGGAATATCCACGCCACCGAACGTAAAAATTAAATCCGTAGCAGTAGTGCGCACACCGCCAGGAGCGATTTTCGTAATCCCCGAAGCCGTCTGCCCAGTTACGCGAGCAACATCAGCAATATCAATAACAGTATCTGAATTCGGGGCTTGGAAAGTAAAACTAGTAATCGTTGTCGGCTGGCCGTTAATGTAAACATCTTTGAACGTTACCGTGTAATAGAGCGGAGAAGACAGTTGCAGATACGAAGTATCTGCCGGAAGTCGAACCGGAGTGTAGGTGTAATCTCCATAAGCCACCGGGCTAACCTTGAGAACCCCGTCATCGCCGCATGTTCCGGTAATAGACGCGGGAACCACGGTCTTTTTCGACGGCGTGGCCCCATTAGCACGAAAAACGTCACCTTTTTGAACTAATTGTTCAAAAGTCACTAAGGCTTGAACAGAAACCTCATCTGGATCGCCACCCGCATCGACGCTGTCCAAAATGTAGGCCACCAAATTGCCAGTGACCGTGAAGAAGGTCGGCCCGGTAGCACTACCAACCTTACGTGGCGCGGCTTTACGCGGGAGCGGCCCGATCTTACCGGAAACCTCTACGTCAACAACAATTTTAGACATATTTCCTTGAGACTTTCCCGATTACCGGAGATTCATCTAGGCCGTCAACTGTAAATTGTACCCGCCAGGTGGCACCGTTTCGCACGTTTGCGACCACGTCGCTGAGCACGGTGAAGGTGGCGGTACTACCGTTGATTTCGCCGGGAACCTCAATAACTGTTTTTCCTGATGTGAAAATTATTTTCGCGGTGGTTCCAGTGGCGTAGGGAATGAAATCTTTGAGTTCGTTTTTCCGGCGTGCGATAAACACTGTGTCTTCCCATTCCCAGAGGGGAAAGTCGAGAACTTGCGGTCCCATTTTACCCACGGCCACTAGCCTTTCTGCGTTGCGGTCGAGATTTTCTCGCCTTACGGGCGTGAAGTTTTCTTGCCTGAGTGTCGTATCGCTTGATAGACCTGCGAGAAGCCGACTCAGAAACTTTGTGCTTTCCTCTGCGAAGAATAATCGTGGGTCCAGCGCCACGGGACGTTCCCAGGCGAACTTCCGCGCCACCCAATTTCGCTCTTAGCGCCGGATTAGTGACAGAAACGTTCTTTTTAAAATAATTAACGACGCTTCTGGTTCGACTTCCTTTGGGAGCGAGGCTAGAACCAATCTTTCCGATAAAGTTGTCGATAGTGTTTTTGCGGTTGGTGTTCTCAAATCGGGTGTATCCACCAAACACGATTCTTTTGTTTGTGCCGGGGATGATCGTTCCAGCGTTAAAACCGGTTGTTTGACTGCGCTTGTTTGCGCGAACGTAGGGAACGGTGTTTCTCACCAACCCAGAAAATCCCTCGCCACGGTTTTCGCGTTTCGGGGCGCGACCACGATTCCTTGACAATCGCTTGAGCCGCTTTGACCTGATCGCCGCCAGTCGGGCTTTCCGAAGCGCGGCTTGACGAGCGGGGGTCATAACATGCGGTTTTCTAGCCATTATGGAATCCAACTCATCGTAGCTTTAACGTTTTTGGAAACTGCTGGTTGCACAGGAGCGGGTGCCCCTCCAAAGAATTTACGGTTTACCTTGGCGCTGAACTGTTTTAGATCTTTGTAGTCTTTTCCGATAGCTCTTGGATTGGCAATGTACTTTGTTGCGTGGACAGCGACAAACATTCCCCCAAGGTTTATCGCAGTTTTGCCGACCCCCTTGGCGATTTTCAAGCGACGGCGTTTTTTTGCGCTGACTTTTTGCGCCTTTCTAAGAGCAGCCCTCCTAGCGGGGGTCATGCGATAGCGACCCCGGCGAAGGTGTTTCGGCCTAGCCATTAATACCACCCTTTTGACGGAGTCCAGTTGTAGCTCTTTGAGTCATAGGTCATTGCCCCGATACGTGTTTCGGTTGCAACCGAAATATGCCTTGTCGCCCTTGAGTTTACGAGATTTTTTATTATCTCTTGTGCTTCTTCATAGTCTCTGATTCCCATTCCTTGGATATTAACATCTGGTCGTAAATTTGAATCCCCGCGTTTACTTCTTACAATTATGTAGGTGTTTTTTGTAACTTTGGTCCCGGCTAATATATTAGCCGGGGTTACGCTTTTTTGATTTTTTAGTTGCTTTTTCGCGTGCTTTTTGCTCGTATGACCTTTCAACGCCAAAGTAATCTAGAATACCTCCGTAAACACCAATGTGAACGGGTGGTTTGTTACGGCCACCAAAACCAGGAATTCTAACGCCGTTTGCCTTGATGTACTCTTCGTTCCAAATTTTTGCCAAATCCATTGCAAAAGCACGTTGGGTTTTTGAATCAAGAGCCATAAACTCAGCTTCGGACGAACCCAGCTTTTTCAACACGGATTCTTTTGGAGGCAAATGTTCAGCCGGGAAAACCGGTTTCGCTGGTTTTTCAGGGTCGATGATGCTTGCCGCTTGAGCAACCGGTGTGACATTAACTGTGTCACCGGGCTTTTTCGCACCATTTGTAGCGATCCCGCCGAAACCAGTTTTCGCTTGTTTTCGCGGCCTTGGAGTAGAAGTGCTATTCATGTCTGGTGGGTTGACCGGAGAAGCTTGTCGTGCCGCTGAAGCAGGGGAAGCCGCGTTGGTTTTCATAACGGCTTCTTTAGAATCCGGCGTAATAACACCTTGAGTAGA